TTACCCTTCATGTAATACCGGTTTGTTAGCTAACTGTTCATGTTCGGGTTCAATGTGAATCAACACCTGGGCACGTTCAAATATGCCTTGAATGGCTAGTTCAATTTCGTCGCATAATTGATGCGCAGTAGCAACACTCATTTTAGAAGGAATCACAAGATGAAAGTCGACATACTCTTCTGGACCAGATCGGCGGGTACGAAAATCATGAAATTCAATATATCGCCCTTGAAATAACTTTATGACATGTAATATTTCATTTTCTTCTGCCTCAGTTAATCGTGCATCCAACAGCGGAGGAAATGACTCCTTTAGAAGCTTATAGGCTTCACCCATAATATACAGAGCCAACACAATCCCAATGACAGGGTCGAGTATCGTCCATCCAGTGAGGGTAACCAATAATAAACTGAATGCAACACCCAAAGAGGTGAAAACATCCGTAAGCAAATGCAGAGCATTCGATTTCATAGCCACAGAGTGAAGTTCGTCTGCCTTCTTTTTAACCTTGCGTGAAACCATATAATTGATCCCCGCTCCGACCACCATCACAATAATGCCCAAAAAGGGAAGTTCGATCGCGGTTGGATTCATTATTTTATGAACACACTCATCTATAATCCAGAATCCAGCTACAAAAATAAGCAACGTTTCAATCGTCCCTGAGATATTCTCCACTTTGCCATGACCATAAGGATGAGTTTTATCCGCAGAGCGACTCGACCATCGGACCGAGAAAAAAGCAATCAACGAAGCAACTAAATCTAAGGAGGAGTGGATCGCTTCCGAGATAATTGCTACTGAACCTGTAAGTACTCCGACTATAAGCTTTAAAGAAACGATAAATGTATTGCTAAGTACAGATAGGAACGCAATCTTTGCACCATTCAAAATTTTCACAACCTTTTCTTAAAAGTACGCTATATTAAAGTTTTTCCATTAGGCAAATAGTATAAACAAAAAAAATCCCACCAACCAATATAGGCTGATGGGATATAAAAAAACCCTTGCATCGCAAGGATTTGGAAGTTTGAATTATGGAGCGGGTGATGGGAATCGAACCCACGCTATCAGCTTGGAAGGCTGGTCTGAGGGTATTTCTTTACCTGTCACATACTCATTTTATACAGAAAAACAAAGGCAAATAGTTAACAAGAAGGTCAGATCATATCAGACTATAGCAGACCTTTTGATTTCCTCTGCCCCATTTTTGCCCCATTTTAGGGGGATAAGCAAATGAACCTTAATAACATCACTCCAGGCCTTCGCGTCCGGATCAACACTGGTCACTGGATCAACCGAACGGGTACTGTTTTAGCCATAGGAACTAAAACCGTCCTGCTCGATATTGGCGAGCCATTACTTATTAGTATGTTGCCAGCACATCTAGAAAAAGCTCCTGAGGATCCATTGCCTCCAGGATGGGAAGAATTCGAGATATAAATAAAAAAAGCCCTACCGACCTGTATTTGGGTTAGTAGGGCTTTTACGATTACACTTTATATGGGTCTAGCTATTTCTTGGAAACAATAAACGTTAGCCATGCAAGCTCCGATGTCGTCAGCGTCTTTTTGTCGATCTTAGTCAGCCAAGATGTGTCCGAGATCGTCTTAGCGTCCAGCAGTGCCTTAACTTGAGTGCGTAGCGTTGTCCATTGATACGTTGACAGTTCCAAAGTGTCGTCCTCCTTGGTATTTTCGGATTCTTTGATTGATACGTCTGCTTTATTGAACAGATCGAGTTCCGCCTTACGCCGTCTTATTAGACCAGCCAAAACATTACCGCCGCCTTTGTTGTACTTAGTAATGTTCTGAGCGATCTCTGTTATCGTCCGACCAACGCAAAGTTTTTTAAGGCTGCCGTTGCCGCAGTTATAGCAAAAACTTGTAAGTGCATCAAATTGATTTTGATTGATCCATGATGTAACCGGCACATAGACCGGATCATTAACATATGCCTCATACTTTTCCAGATCGGATACAAGCATACTATCAGCCTGTGCCTGAGTAATGGTCATTCCCGCTTTAACATCTGGACCGTAATGTCCCCACCCGATAGTATAATAAATTTCAGTTGGCACAGGCTTGTACGATGTGAGACGGCAGCCCTCGAAAGACTTGATAAGGGAAATCCCCACTTGCGAAATTTTGCGACTCATTACTCATCACCCGCTTTACGAGACTGCTTGACCAGTTGGTTACCATATACAGCTACAGCACCACATAGGATGCCTTGTATAAAGCTTGTAATGACAAACCCTAACATCAGTACAGCAAATACGATGGCTATCAGCGTAACGATGTATACAATACTCCAATCTGGCACTTTCGGCGTTTTTTTCAAAACATAGCCTATGATCCAACAAGCTACAACGACAGCCATTAATTCGGGATTAATAAACTCCATAACTGCATTCCATTCCATTACGAATCACCTCTTCTATTTTCTTCAAATCGGTCAAGCCGCTTGTGATACGACTTAGAAGCTTCTTCAATACGAGTCACACGCTCTGAAAGTAAATCAAATCTCTGCCCCTGTGCTCGCTGCTCTAACCGCATATCATCCACGCCCCGCTTGATATACTCAACGTCAGTACGAAGTGACGCACCATTACCAGCCTCTTGTGCAACATCCTTTTTAAATGCTTGGGTTTTCCCCATCCAGCCCAAGACAATCCCACTTACTGCCGCAATCATTGCTACGATTGTTGTAGGCTCCACACCCGTTTCCCCCTCAATATAAATAGCCCCCAGATCAGATCCGAGGGCAAAATAAAATCGCCTTAATGGGCGCCGGCTTTATTTATTCTTCTTCAGCAAGGAATTCAAGTCCGCTATCAACCAAAATTTCTTTTACTCCTGGTCTCAAAGTCGATGGAACCTCAATATATTTGGTCTTACCTAAGATTACGCGCTGTGCGAAAAACATAGCCATCATGATGTCACCCCCTTTCCTCTTTGACATGAACCAGTAAAAAATGCGCGCTATCATTGGTATATCTGCATTGCCATCTCAGCAATGATGTCCTCAATAAAATCGGCACGTTCAGTTATTGCGTTATTCTGAGCTTTCAAGAGCATGTTTTCTTTTTTTAGCATCTCAATTTCTGAGAGTTCTCCGGGCTTGGTCAATTCTGCAATCTCTTCTGGCGTTAAGCCCTCGATCCATAGGTTATCAGGCTGTGCAGGAGGTGCATAAACTGGCTCAGGACCTTGTTCTTCGCCCTCCGCCCATTTCTCCCGCCAATCATGCAGCGAATCGGCATAGTCGCTCTGTGCCTCTAGTACAGCGTCCTGATATGCATCCCATGCGATCAAATCAAATCGCGGATGATACAATCCGGCGGGCAACGGAATGCCTATGAGATAACCGATGATCTCTCTTGGCTGTTCTGGTTCTTCGGATACGTCCGGTTCATCTTCGATCTCTTCGTCTTCTGGCAGCGCTGGCGCTTCTTCTGGCTCTGGCTGGGCATAAATAGGGACGACCCCAGTAAAGGAATCGTCCTGTATTATATCCTCTATATACAGACCTTTAAGGTCTACTTTAGGTACTGCTTTGCTCATGTTATCCCTCCTTTAATCAACTCTGAACGTTGGCAGCCCATCCAGAAAAATAGCATCGCCACCCATACCGCTTAATACGTACACCTCGCCCGTTGGCATAATCTCCAGACCGCCAAACACACGATTTGCGCCACTTCCTGATAAAACACCAAAGTCTAGTTGATCCTTTGGTCTGTACCCTTCCGGCAACCGAAATATAACAAGGTTGGCGTTAACCATTGACGAGGTGAATTTTAGCGCTCCTGTAAACTCAACAACCCCGTTAACTTTACGATAGGATGGGACTCGCGAACTGAACAGCGCAGTAAATCCGTTAAGTAACGTTGGTGCAACCCATCCTGCCGCTTCCTTCTCCGCTTTCTTAGCAGCTAACGTGCTGACCGCTGAACCTATCTCTATCACTGCGTCTGTTAAATCATGCAACTGCGCCTTCTCAGTTGAGGCGTACGACCCTGACACACTCGGTACTGGTGATTTATCCAGCTTGATGTAAGAGGCGCTGTATGATGCACTTGGATTATAATTCATCCCCTCAATGTGAGCGTCTTGCAGACCAAAGGCTACAGACTCGTTTTTAAGGACAACGCCGCGTGCTGGCAAACTAGCCTCGTAAATCCCGAGTATTTTCTGCACGGGATATCGAAATTTGCTCGCAGAAACGGTAGGTTCTGCGTTGTTAAAATGATAAAAGGAGGAACCTCCTACGATTGTCATTACAGGATTAGCACGTTCTCGGCTGACATATCCGCTACCCACCTCGATAAAGTTATCACCCTCTATGAGAGATAAAGCGCCGTCTTCTTGTATTGTCTCAATAACAGTATTTGCAAGTCTGTATAGGAGTTGATACGGCTGCCATCCTGCATAGCCTGGATTAAGTGTTGTAGGCAAGGTGCTCGTTCCTGTTGAGGGGTCTCCCATTACAAAGCGCCATGCTTTTGTACCACTGATATACGGAGTAGTAAACGTCGCACCTGACACACTACCCATCTGGTATCCGTTAAAATAAGCCTTTATCTCGTCAGTACTCGGTGTGTAGGAGTCTCCCCAACCGGAGTCAGCAGAGGAAACAGTGACTGTTGTATTTCCGGATGCTGAAGTACGATAAACGTCAGCTGCCGCCGAAGATGGAACATCACTGAAAGTTTGAGTTAACACCTTTCCATCAAATTTCACTAACGCCGATATAGAAGAATCCGAAAGTGTTGGCGCTATCCCCAATGCTCTTAGTCGTTTATATCCAGTATGTGTGCTGAGTACTGTCCAATCTTGCAAACCTGATAACGTGATCTCCCGCCATAACTTCGTTACCTCATACCGCCCGTTAACCTCACGTAGTATATCAGGTTCGCTGCCATCCGTTGGGTTAGCGTGTAACTCTACTCCGCTAAAGGCGATAAGAGAGTCTTCGCGTGGCTGAAACGGTGTGGCTGTGCTGCCGATTTCGAGTTGCCAATCCTTAAAGTTGAAAGTACCTGTTGCGGAATTTGTAAATCGGCATTGCACATAGGATGTACTGGCTTGGATGGTTCGTGTGATTGATACACTAGTCGTTTGAGAAGTAGCGCCGACTTGAATATCATTCGCGTCATACTCTGCCATTTCTAGGACTCCGTTATGATCTGCCTTGAAAGTATATTGCTTGCCGGGGATAACGGGAAATTTAAACCTAGAAGTACTAAATGTGGACGTTCCCGCCAGCGTCATATCATATGGCCCGTTCATCTTCGCATTGGCATGTAATGTATCCGGTACACTCGGCAACAGATTTTTACCATACCGTTTTACCCATAACCCATCTACTCCATTAATACCAGAAGGTACATAAGGTAAGAGACGGTCTATAGCTTCACCTGTGATTGTGGTTCCAATGGCGGCGTAGTCTGCTGCAGATACGGCGTATAGGCGGAGTTCGTCAAAATATACTACCATCGTTCCTACGGTATTCACACCATTCTGCAACCGAAATCCACTGGTTGACAAGGTATTTGCTGTTGGAATCTTTATATAAACAAACTGCCATTGCCCCACTTTTGCAGCATCTACTTGTACGGAGTACCTTACTGTTGCACTGCCTTTATCTCGTAAAGATAATACAGCTCCACCGCTTGTGTAGGATTCAACATAGACCCAGCAACCTAGAATATATTGCTTCGCTACATCTAGGACATATGCAAAGTCTTGTACATACACTGACGTACCCGATGTTGTAGCGCATTTAATAGACGAGGTTCCTGATTTCTTCTGCGCCGTAGATGTTTCTGGCAATGTCATTCCTGATAGTGTCCACCCCGTTAAACTCTCTCCACTCCCAGCCCCACCAAGTAAATCTATTAACGTCCTACCCTGTACCTTTAATCCTTGTAGTCTAGCGTTCTTTGTTGCGTTTAGTATTTGCTGACCAGCTGATAGGACGACTGCTGTAGTAGCTTCGGTATCCATTCTCTTTCTGTCTTCTGCACTCATAAGCCCCGGTGTAGTAATAGTGGCTACAGGAATAGGATCAGATCCACCAGTTAAATGACTGGATGCATGAGCGCCAGGAGTAGCGGTTCCTGTTGCTGTTACAATCATAGTCTTTGTAGCTGGGTTATTCGTTACTGTGATCCCTGTACCACCAGTTACTGTGAGCGTGTCTGACTTATCTCCAGCAGGGATATTATTGACCTGAGAGAATGCTTTCTGATTGACTTCCGCACCAGCCTGAATACCCGCCAGCTTGGTATGCTCCGCAACACTTGTATGCAGATCGCTGTTGTTCATATGTGTATTAGCTGCCTCCAGCGTAGTAGCCGGGGCTGTACGCCAGGATGACTTGCCGGTGATTGCTTTGATCATGTTGGACAGCCAGCCCAGCAGGGTTGTAATAGTTCCGGTGTCTCCTGTCGGAGCTGTGGTATCCGCAATAGTTCGGTTTCCTATCACGGTGTCTGTAGCAGATCCAGCCCCACCAGCTCCGGTCGTGATCCCCGCCAGCTTGGTCTTCTCGGCTAATGTGGTATGAAGATTCCCATTGGCGATATGACCATCTACCGTGGCTTTGTTCGTATCTGCTTCCGTGGCCACGTTATTAAAAGCCGTGTTGATATTATCAAAGTCCTCACTAATCTTCTTGCTGCCGGTAATGCCCCCATATCTACTTATTGGCATGTGCTTTCACTTCCTTTCTCAAGGCTTGCAAACGATCCTCAATCGCCTTTCCGACTCCAATCAGGATTTTTTCTTCGTTATTTGGCTGGTAAGGGATCAGCGCCATCATAACGGCACATATCTCAGCTACCGGATCGAGGGGATCAAGCTCGATGAATACTTTAGGTTGAATAATTGCCAAGGGGTAAGCCTCCTTATTTTAGAACTGGTGTTCCACAGGAAAAACCTCCCATTATGTCGAAACATAGGTTGTTGGACCTATATCAGAAGAAGGGAGGTACGAGATATGAGTGAAATTAACTATAAGCAGCTCACTACAGAACGATTAAATATTATTTTAGAGGATTTGAACAAAAAAGCTAAAGACGGAAACCGTCTGTCCATCCTCATCTACACAAACTTCGGACATATTGAAGCTAATGAATGCGTAGATATTTTTGAAGGAAAAGGATTAGACCACGACAACCCTGTCCAAGGAATACTATATGGTGCGCTAACTTCGGCTGAAGATGAATGTATTAGGATACAAAAAATAGATCCCGAAGCTACATTCTCTAAAGATTCCTTTTTATTGTTGAAGGATGCTAAGATTACTACTTACGGATCTAATGTCGTGCAACATGTTGTTTCTGACATGATCCTATTTTGCGATCAAATTGTTGGGCTGAGCTTCAGATAGGTATTTTTCCCAATGTTCAGTTAACCATTTCTTCTTTTCTTCGCTCAACCCAATGTATTCTGGCTGCTCCTTGTGAGCAGCTATTTCCTCCCTCACAATCTCCCTGATCCGTGCTTCGACTCCTGGAGTCAGGCCGTTCTTAATAGGTTCCGTCATACAGGAAACACCCCCGTTTTCTTTTCTCCAAAGTATCTATCAAGCAGCTTTTCCAACTCAGCTTTAGTCACAACTCTTTCCGGATTGGAACTCCCTACGATAGCTAAGGTTTCACTGTGAGCAATACCGCCAGAACCAATGGAAACGGGTTTAGGCTTCACTTCGGTATCTTGGACTGTTAGTTTCAGAATCAGCTCCGCGCCTTGCTCCTCACCATTTACCTTCAGTTCATAACCGTTAACGTCCTTCACTTCGAACCCGTCCAGGAAAATTTTCCTTCCCTCAATTCTCAAGTTATGCATGTCATTTCCTCCTTTTAGCCTCAACACAAAAAGCCCCGCCAGTTATGGCGAGACTCTGTAGTTTGGGTATGTTATTTTTCGAGCGCTGTGACTTGAGCTTGTAGGGCGGCTATTTCGGCATTAGCAGCGTCAATCTTTACTTGCGTTTCGTTAATCCGTTTCTGCAAATTATCAATTGTGAACTGGAATATCTCTTTGCTACCTTCCGATGTAACGGAATCTTTATTCTTTTGATTCTCTTCAATGAGCGCCTTATCGCTAACAATTGAATCTTGATAGGTTTGAATTTGTTTATTGATTAAATCTATCTTGATATTCAATCGGCTAACTTCCACTTCTTTATTATCGCCTGATATTTGAGAATCTTCGGTAGACATAATGATCTTTTTCCCCTCCACGGAAAGCCCTGCTCCTGTCGCCTCTGCCACTGCACGTACTGGCGCGTAAGCTGAGCCATCAATAATAATAGCATCAGCTACTTTTTTTCCGCTTTTCTCAATCGTATATAAACCCTGAACCTTTTTCCCGATGAGGCTTGCTGAATCAGCGAATACCGAAGCTCCGGCAAACAACAGAACACCTACGATTACTCCAGAAACAAATTTTTTCAAGTTGAACACTCCCTTGGAAATATTATCTACTCCTATTATCGTCATACATTAATAAAAGTTTCAACTTATTTAGGAATGTTTACTTGTGCAAGCAATCCGCCTGTTCTGCTGAAGAGCTTTAAATTTCTTGATGTATTATCAAATACAAGATTATACCCGGATTCACTAGCATTAGCCTTGGAATTTAAAGTGGTCTGTAAATCCTCAACACTTGAAATCTTTAATCCATAAGCATTTGCAGTTGTGAAATCAACATTACTACTGAAGAAGACTCTGTCACTGAAAGAAAAGATCTGCAATGCACCCACAGCATAGAGAAATGAGAAGTTATCTTCTGTATACATCCCCGCAAGTTCGGTCCCTCCAGATCCCCAGAATCCCACTCCTCCGTAGTTACCCCTACCATCATTAGCTATTGACACCCGCCTAACCCCGTTAGAGTCATAGGACCTTAGTCCGGTAGGCGTTATTTCAATTCGCTCCCCGTCTGCCGAAGTTCGAACTGTTCCGCCAGTAACGATTGAACCGCTAATATGACTAGCGGTTATATTTCCGCTGAAATTCCCATCTACCCCAACCAGAGTCCCTGTAAAGGTTCCTCCCACAGCAGATAGATCCCCAGTAAAGGTACCGGATGCTGCCTGTAAAGCTCCTCGGAAGGTACCACCTGCTGCATTAAGATCACCGCTGAATGAACCAGTAGCTGCTACCAACTCTCCTGTAAACGAACCGCTAGCTGCTTGCAGCGCACCCTTGAACGTCCCCCCTGCGGCTGTAAGGTCACCAGCGAATGTTCCCTTAGCAGCCGATAAGGAGCCACTGAACACACCATCAACACCTTCGAGTGTCCCGGTAAACTTTAACCGGTTAGCTTGAGCATCGTAATGTAATGCTGATTGACCATTCACCTGCCAGTCCATCGTATCTGAATTAAGGGTAAGCTTGCTCCTGTGGTCTTCCCTTTCCACGATCAACCCATATTCCCGCGATGCGCTAAACCCGTAATAGTTCCGACCTTCTTTAAGAGCGGTCTTATTGAGACTATTAATAGCCTCTTTAATAGTTCCACGCGCTGGAAACTCACTCTGTTGTTCTGATTGAGAAGGTGCCTCGATGGTCATTCTTAAACCGCCGCTGAAAGTGAATACCTGGTGCATAATGAGCGTTTGATAGTCCACGATCCCATTCCAAGGAATATCTGTCCCGCTCCAGGTGGACACCGTTTCTAACCAGCTGCTACCCTCGTATCGTTCGAATCCAATAACGTCACCATGTTCCAGCTGTGGATAGCCCATGCCCTCGATCACGACAGGCAAATAAGCAAAGCCATTCAGCGTGGCCAACAGATCATTAACCATGGACTGTGTAGCGAATGGATTAATCAGCTGCAGGGTATGATTACCATCTCCACTCCCCGCCTCATAGCTCAAATCATCTTCTGTATTATAGGTGACTACTACACGGGTAAACGTTTTGACGGGATTGGTCTGCTTTACCCGGCTATAATCGCTGGCTGTCATTTCAAACACAGGCACAGCAGCAGCCGCGAAGCGTTTGAATTTTACCGTACCATCTTTACCGATAAACACGCTGGCACTGTTAGCTGATGCGATGTACGCCATCATCTGTCTGTAGGTAAATCCCGCTGGTCCTACTTGAATTACATAGGACGGGTTAATGACCACACTGCCGTCATAGGTCCAGCCAAGACGCTGCAACATCTCATTCCAGATCGCTTGCATCGTGGCTGGATAGGTTAGTGTAGATACGTAGATATCATCTGCAAAAACTAGCTTGTCGTAACACACGAAAGTCCATACATCATTGACCTTTTCGCGGGAGTCTACAAAGAACTCTCCAAGAGGCATCCAGTCCGTCCCTGTGCCTGTCCAAGGTACCTGAGTATCTAACCATGGATAAGTAGCCTCTAGCCAAGTCAACCCTGCCGTGGTCAACGACAGGTACGGCACAATACGAGCATTAGCCGGGATGATCTCATTAGTGCGCAGTTTGATGGTCAGTTTTGATGGGATCGCGTTCCCAATCTCAAAACCACTGGACAGCGAAAGACTATTCTCGATGCTGAAATCTACGATTTTACTCGAATCATAATCCTCGCTCTGTACTGTAGCCTTGACAATAAATTCTCGATCTAGCCGCCGTAAGTAATCCGCATATAGCGGTGATATTGGGTACATGGCGTTACTGCTCTGTCAGGGTGATTTTAAGCCCCGACCAAAGAATGTCATTTCCCTTCGCCACTGCAAATGCTGGGTTTCGGTTACCTACATAAAATTCTCTAGTTTCGTAGACTCCGGACATTGGATCTGGATAGGTTACGCTAAAAAAAGTATCTGCCATGGATTTCATGAGAGCAGACATCTCAGCCCAATTTAAAATACCGAAGGTCATGTCTAACTGCCTCATGACACGGATTCGATCCCGGTGCAGTTTGCCGTCCGCTGTCCGGATAGATGATTCCCCATCATCCAGGTCAATGAGCGTAGGGACGAACGTGGCGGGGGATGCGGCTATAGTCGTACCATTAATTTTAATCATTTTGGACCTCCTTACACATCAAGCAGCGTTTGCCCAGCCTGCCGCTGAGTACGGTTGATAGCATTTATGGACACCCGCCCGAATTCTGTTTCTCCGACTTTTAGTATCGTTGTTCTGTCAACGCTAAGCGCTTTAAGAACTTGTCTTAGCAAATCATTCGTTTCTTGATTGCCTATATCAAGCATCCCTTGGAGCTTGGAAAGCGGGCTGACAACTTCCGGATCCGCTGCAGCTCCCTTATTATCCCCGACCATGGCAAGCGTTGGTCCGTAGGCTAAACCGCCTTTGGCTAAGTGAGGGATTGGTTTTATATTGATACCAATACTACCGCCGCCGACCTTTTTACCGAATACATCTATTTCGGGGATATCAACGCTAATGCTATTCAAAGCATTAATCACGACGTTGATCGCATCGATGATTAAGTCCAATGGCACTTTGACGATTGCCCATAGGCTATCAAATACGCCCTTGAATATAGACTTTACACCTTCCCATGCCTTCCCCCAATTGCCTGTAAATACACCGGTGACAAAATCAATAACTCCACCCAGGGTAGTCAGTAAGCCGGATATAATCTCTCCGATGGTTTTGATCACACTTTTTACGATATTAAGTGCGATATTAAATCCCTTAGTAAAGCCTGGAGCAAGCTCGTCTATGATGTAATTGATTAGAGGATCAATAAATTTGTTGTAAATCTCTAAACCTGCTGAGACCAGTTTCATGACAAGATCTACGACTTTTTCGATGATACCTTTTATCGTATCCTCCCAAATTTCTTTAAGAGTTTTCAGAAACGGCTCGATAATCGGCTTCAGTACATCATCCCAAAGCCGTTGGACGGTTGCCCGTATTTTATCCATAGCCTCTGATAGCTTATCAAGGATTTCCTTCCCATATTTGTTCCATGCGTCCTTAACGATTTTCAAGGTGTCCAAGACTATTTCCTTAATGAGATCGAAGACCGGCTCTAGCACCGTTTCATAAATATCATTAATCATGTCAACTGCCCACTCGAAGGTGTCTGCTACTTCTTTAAATGCCCATACCAATGTATCCGTTAAGATTGGCACCAGTGTATCTAAAATTGCCGCACCGATTGGGATTATAAACTCATTCAGCGCATAATCTACAAACGGTTTAATCGTGCCATCTAGCAAGTTCTGAATGGTATCTCCTATCTGTGGAATGACATCAAGGAAAACATCTCTCAGTTTTTCTAGGTTTGGCTGAAGAGTATCTTCCCATAGTGCCACAATCGCTCCTACAGCTGTCTGGGATACCTTTGCAAACTCTAGGACTGCCCATGCTAGTGTTGTGCTAAACAAAGGTACTAGCGTCTCTGTCGCTGCTGCATTAAGTGGGATTATAAAGTCATTCAGCATGAAATCCATAAACGGGTTGATAGCGCCAGTCAGTAATCCATCTAACGAACTTGCTATCACTGGCATGGCTATCAAAAAGGCATTCTTCACCAAGTCTAGATTCGGCAGCCATACCGTTGTCCAAAGCCGTGAAGCCTCACTTGTCACATTTTTAAAAGTCTTATCAAACTCAGCGAAGGCCCATGTAATTTGCTTGGCAATCACAGGTGCAAACGACTGAGTAAAACCCGTGACCAACTGCGGGATAAAGTTACCCAAGGTGTACTTAGCTATAGGAACCAGTACCTTATCCTTCAAGTCCATGAAGGTCTCGCCTATGCTCTGCACTGACTTGCCAATAGGATCTAACATATCTACAAACGGTTGAAGTGCTGGACGCATACCTGCCCAACCAGCAGCGATGTAAGACCATGCACCGGAGAAACTGGATTTGATCCCGTCTATTAATGTTTGGACTTTCTGCTTGATCGGATCCACGTTGATATCAGGAGTGCCTAGGTCCAAATCGCCAAATCCGCCGCCAAGACCTGCCCCTAACCCTGCACCTGCGCCAGCAGCTCCAGCTGCAGCATCATCTAGCGCACTGGCTGTCGATTTAGCTAGTGTGTTCAACTGGTCAAATCCTGCTAGACTACCTTTAACATCCTTGCCCGCTTTCTTAGCCTTCTTACCAGCTTTGTCAGAGGCTGTGCCCATATCTCCAAGGGCTCCACCAGTATCTGTAGCAGCTCCACCGACGCCTTCTATGGCACTCGTTACCGCCGATGTACCACCGCCTATAGCATCGCCAAAGATAAGTTCTGTAAATGCTTTGAAATAGGCAGCTGCAATCTGTAACTTACCAATGAGGAAATTCAGACCACGCACAACCGGAGTCAGGATATTAATAAATCCGGCACCCATCGTACCCTGAAATATCTTCCACTGCTCGCCCATAATTTTGACTTGGTTAGCCCAGGAGTTGGACGTCCGTGCAAAGTCACCTTGTGCATCTGCTGTAACCTGCATGAGGTAGTTATACCGGAGCATGGTCTGCTCAGCTTGTGTCATAGACATCCAGGCTTTAGTGATACCTTGAGATAAAGCAAAAGCCTCCATGTTAGCAACTGACATGTTAATGCCTAGCGCCTTCAGAGGCTCTGTCTCACCCGTCATACCACTAAATACCTTCTGATAGGCTTCATCGTTTGAAAGATTGTAAAAGGATGCTACGTCCGCTGATAATTCTGTCAGTGATTTGGACATATCCTTCATGGCTACACCCGTAAGACCAGAGGACTTAAGCATCGCCCCCATTGTGGACGCATACTTTTTACCTGCTAACTCCGACAAACCAAAGTCATTAATCAGATTCTGAGACCAATTATTAATCTCGCCGGACATACTCCGAAAAGTAACGTCCACAACGTTCTGAACTTCTTGTAGGTCAGATGCCAGGTTAATGGCTTCCTTGCCAAAATTGATTAATCCACCTACAGCAAAGGCCCCGGCGATTATCCCGCCGAGACCTTTAAAAGCACTACCTACTAAACCGTTAGCTGTACCTGCTATGCCTCCGAGTTGGCGCTGAAAGGCACCGTAATTAAGCTCTAGATCTAAATCTATTCGACCTGCACTACCGCCTGACATCTATGCGCCACCTCCTCCAAACATTTTGGTCAGCATTGCCTCTAAACCCTTGGCTGCTTGATCCAGCACATCTGGATCAGCGAGTTTCTCCTCCGCTTTACGATTTCGCCATTCGTTATAAATTCGTCGTTGTTCTTTACTGAATCCCCGGCGGACCTTTGGGTCCTTCTCACTCCGGATCGTTACGATGCTTCCCAGTGGTGTATCTGGCATCAGTCCTGCCACAAGGGTGCAAAATTCTGACCAGTGCATATCTCCTTGCTGTCGGATTCGGATGCCATACTGTTTCGCCAAGCTTGCCTCGATCAGTACCCAATCTTCCCGAAGGTCATACCAGTTTTCCTGAACAGATTCATTAGAGTCGAAATCGTTTGTTAGCCTCTTCGAAGGTTAAGTCCTGCATTACAGCCATCAGACCGGATACAAGTACCTTGATATTGGCAATGCCGTAACCTTCCACACCAATTTCCTGATATGCTTCCGAACCCAACGCCCCCTCGATTGCAGCAAGGAGTGATTTTACGCTGCCGCTTTCAGCAACTTCTTCAAATCGAAGCACAGCTCCTACGGATTTTTCAACCTCGTAGACCTTCCCGCCGATTTCAATAGAGCCTTTTTCCTCGACTGCAAATTTATCTGAAATATTAATAACGTTTGACATGTTTTACGCTCCTCCGCCTGGCGCCGCTGTAAAGGTCGGCTTGCCGTCTGATAATAGTTCAAATTCCAAAGCATCAATATTTGTTGAATCGCCACCTGCTGGAGCCGTGAGGTTGATTACACAGTCCATAGTCAACTTCGCTCCACTAGGAAGCGTCCACTCGAATTTCGTTTCTACATCCTGACCAGTACCGAGCATCAACCCAGCAATATAATCATTACCTGGGTCACCGTAATGCCGCTTACCCGTGAAACTAATCGTCATGCCCTTACCAGTTACCGCCCGGCGGGTCCAGCCTCCTTGGTCCATTGGAGACCATTCCTCTGTATTACCATCAATAGAAATGGAGAAGTTCTCCAAATCCTTGATTTCGATCATCTCCGTTGGCGTAGATGCCCTTCCCTTAGAACCGACTTTGAATGTATTGTTATGCACTGGGAAAACACCCGTGGTGCCAGCAAACAGCTGTAAATTAGGTTTCAGCAATTCAATCCCCTACCTCTCGTAATAGATCGTGACCTCGATCACGTATTCAAAATAACCAGCATCGTCTGTGCCTACGCTGACAGGCTCCGCGGTGCGCATTTGGAAGCTAATCACCCGCTTGCCATTTATCACCGCAGACTGCCCAAATAACGCAGCATAGACCTCCATGGCCTTCTGCTCCGCTGTATCTGCATTCTTTGTCCAGTGAATCAGGATGGACACGGCCTTGACCGCATAGCTGGTATTAGCTAATCCACCGATAGCCAGCACTGGAGTACCAGAATTTAGGTTATACAAGGTAATAGACTTCTCCGGTTTGCCATCCATCTTCCCGATATACCAATTTAGGCATTCTACCTGCGTCTTCAACCAGTCGCGCACTTCTGCAAGAGTCATCATTTAATAAATCCCCCCGCCAGCTTCTTCAGCAATGTCTTAAAGGCTTGAGTCACGCCTCTAGTCTTCTTACCTTCAGCCCATGCCCGAAGCCACTCGCCTTGTGCGTGCCGATTCTTATCCTTCCGGAAGCTATACTCTGGATGCCAGTAAAGCCGTCGTGCGTAAGGTGTATCATAGGTGATCGTCATCTTGCCGCGCTTTGACTTACTCGCATCAATTGTAGCGCTTCGCTCAAGCTCACCTGTCTGCTTAGGAACCACCTCAGAAGTCATGATATCGGATAGGATGCTATCCTTGGCACCTTCAACAACCTTAATCAATGCCTTCTCCGGTGCGGTCCGTAGTCGGTTCATGGCTTGATTATTCATCTTGGTTTTCACCTTAACCATTTACATCAACTCCAGTTCCGTAGAAAACACACTGCCATCTGGATTTTGCGGTCGAGAAGCGCTGAAGATAGGTCGCTCAATCTCTCCAAACTTCACAAGCCCCTCGATAAGCTTCCCTGGGCAAATGTCACCCTTGATGATCACTTTGCCTGACAGCGTCACTAGACGTCGCTCCTTATCCAGCTTCTGACGCATCTTTTCATCATGACAACAAAGCCCATCGAAGATTAATTCCTCGATAGGCTCTCCATTCTCGCTAGTGTAGGTCAGATAGACCTTAACAGGCGTTTTGAGTATCCAATGTGGAAATGGAAGCTTACCACGCATCAACATAACCTCCTACTCGTCAAACCAGTAGCAGCTAGAAGGCTTGTCACGGCTTCTGTGGTCTGTATGCCTCCTGCTCCCTCTACCGCCTTAAATGACAGCGACACGCTGCCAGCAGAGTAGCCAGAGAGTGGGAAGTTAAGATAATCCCCATACTGAAAGGTGAAGTCTGCCTGCTGGCACGTTGCCTTTATAACATTAACCTGTTGAAATGGCGTAAGGCCTGTTAGACCTCGGCCCACAATGCGGTTATAGGTAAGGGCATCCACTTGATCCGATGCCCTCTCCAGCGCCTTTTCCAGTTCTTCAGGTGTTATCTGCCCGTCACCGTAGTGTTCATAATCTTCTACTGTTGCATAGGCCATGGGATCACCTACTTGTCCGCTTTGGCGGTTTTCTTTGCCTCCGCCAGTTCCGCTTTTAACTTGGCGTTTTCAACTTCTAGTGATTCAATGGTAGCTATTGCCTTTACGTGATCTTTGTAAGAGACCGTCTTACTCGGAGATGTTTCCACAACTTCAAGCGCATTTCCCTCTTGAGTCGCAATATCATACCCTAATTTCAGGTAGGTATCTCGCTCCGTTTCATCGATCTGGAGCTGTTTATTCCCTTTCACTGCATAAAGCATAGTTTCATTCTCCTTTCGGCCAGCGGCCGGTATATTACGCTTCCGCGTTAATCTGAATACCTTCTACCTTCCGGTTAATCAAGAACAGGTCTGTGTACCGGCGGTTTTGATACAAGTATCCGTCACCACCGGTATGTGAGCCTGGCTCCCACAGATAAATAGCGCTGTGCTTGATTGGAGCAATAACAGCCTGTGGGTGGATCAGTATCATATTGATCTGTTTGGCCCCCACACCAGGCACAGCTCCGTTCGTAAAGTTGAAGGCAGTCTTCATGCGGCTGGAAGGTACTTTAACCAGGGTCACATCATCCAGGCTTCTTACTACGCGATCAATGGCACCGTTGTTCGCTTGGACATTAATTACTCGTTTCATGTCTTCTGCTTGCTTCAGCAGCGTATGCACAGTAGGAGTCACGTACATAATTCGACCTTCTTCGGGTACCTCTGCCTCATCCATATTTTGCATGAGCTTATCGAAGACTTGCAGCGCATTAGCAACCGTCAACTCTGTAATGTCTGGTGTCTTACCTAAAGCTACATAATCAGCATGAATCTTGCTGTATCGGTATTTATCTAGCTCCGGAATTGCCTGCTCCGTTTCAAAAACATTCGTCGTATTGGCTGCGGACAGGATCTGATTGGTTTCATCAACGTCCATAGCATCCACAAAGAATTCGACATCACGATCAAACGCCAGCACCTTTGTTTCAAAATCATTGCTGATCGCCTGACGATTCCAACCTCCGGAACGGCTATGATCCTTATATCCGCCTACGTCCAAGCGTGGGATCTTAATCGTTTTTGTTCCGATAAATTGGGCATTCTGAGTGGTCAGACCGCTAGAAGTCAATTCCTTCGTATACTTCTGCTGCAACACCGTCAGAAAGCTATCTACATAGTTATAAGGCATTTGTACATCTCTCCTCGTTTAATAAATTGTTTACTTGGACTCAGCTACTCCGAAAATGTTGGCCAGTTGTTCATTTGATGCGGCACCAGCTCCACCTTGACCGCCACCGCCTCCAACACGGAAACCGCCCGTACCGCCACCAGCTCCTGGCTCATCAGGTTTAAACAGGTAGGCATCAGACGTCTTGAGTCCAGTTAGTTGCTCATCCAAGCCGACCACCTTACCGTCATCGCCGATAACTAGCTTGTCTTTATTGATCAAGCCAGTAACGACTGCCTCATTGTGGACTTTGCCATTCAGCGCAGCTGTTATGGCGTTCGTTAACGTCATGTCTTTTAAGTCAGCAGCGTACTTTTCAGCGGCAGTCTTGTTCTCACCCTGTAACTTTGCAATCTCAGCTTTCAGACCCTCAGAAGCATTAGCGTCCTTGCTGAGCGTTTCGAGCTGCGTATCACGGTCTGTGATGTCCTTCTCCAGCTTCTTCTTAGTGTCGGACAGCTCGTTATACTGTGACTTCGGAACAAAATGCTTCGGCAGCTCCTTGTTCACGTCACCAACCAGCCCGTCAATCTTCGATTCATCAAATCCAGCGTCCTTAAGCAACTTTATCAACCAATCCATTAATATCAACCTCCATAGATTTTTATAGCTGCTCTCCAGCTATGGGAGTGGACCGATATGCTCCGGCCCAGAGCAAATAGGCCACGGCAGTCTCAACCGTGGCCTAACGATTACAGAATAGGAAAATACAAACCATCATCAATAAATGCCCGTATCAGATCTAAGTAAACCTGAGTCTCGCTATTGCCTACAAATGAATAACCGCTTGGCGTTTCGCTTCCGCGTTCTTTGGCACGTAGGTAACCCTGATGTGTGTATCTCTGGCCATGCCGTTCAAAATCGCCTTTTTCGATATCAAGGCGCTGATCGTTGCGGATGAACGCCTGTGCAATCACCTGCACATCGTCCCGAACCTTTTCCTTTAAGGCTCTGTCCAAATAAACTCTTCCTGCATACCGGTAATTTTTCATCTCGGATCCTCCTTGATTTCCCATAATAAAAGCACCCTCGGAATGAGAGTGCTTAAGTAGGCGGTATTCGTATCTTCTCACGGCTATAATCTCGCCTCAGCTCCGGATTAGCCTTCATATGGCTTCGAATTGCTCCTTGCCACTGTTTTACCTTAACTTCCGCACGAGCCTGATTAGCTGGGTCTACGCTGCCTGCTGCGCGACGCTTGTACTTACGTACTTGGCGTTCCATATAACGCTGCCGCTGCTCTTGTTTGTAGCTTGCGAGTGCTTTGGTATCATCTACTGGCTCTGGCATCCGGCTCTGTCCAGGAACGAATGTAGTCATGTTGTGTCGGCAGTTAGGGTGAAATAGTCCTGCCGCTATGGCGGTACTCAAGAGCGGGTAAGGACCGTCTGAAGCCTTCCCACCACTGTACACATCATCAATGTACACTTTACCTTGCCAAGGCAAGCACAGCTCGGAGCAGTTACTGTGAGCCGACACCACAACAAATGGATTACCTGCCGCGCGTCGTTTCGCACCTTCACCCTCAAACACTGCCCGTTGGGAAGATGTGCGAAGAGCCATTTCAGCATAGGATGCTATATTCACCCGGCGTCCATTTCGATAAGTAATGTAATCGAAGCCTCTGTCTAAGAAATCCCCTGTGGCCATATCGATTGCTTGAGTAAGGGAACCCGCGCCAGAGTTAAGGTAAACCTGACTTTTAAATATAGTCTGCCGGAATACATCCTCACCTTGACGCAGAATGGCAAAGCGTGCAGCCTTTAATTCACCTTGGGCAGCAGCGGCAAGTGCATTGACGCGTTTTTCGTTCAGTTTGAAGAAGTTTTCATCAGATACGCCTTCAATATCTAACTTACCAGGAATGATCTTATCCAGCAGCTTCTTACCAGCTCGTTTGATTCCAGCAAGAAAACCGCCTTTGACTTCCCGTTCAATGGCAATATTAATCTCAGGTTCTACCTTCCTGACGATCTGTGTAGCCTCTTTCTTGTATTGCTTAAGATCCTGCAGTTTCTTCTCCTGCCATTGATCCCATTCGAAGCCCTCTTTCTTCTCCTCATTTTCATGACGAGTCAGATTGCGCTTCATACTGGCAATCAGGTCCGTTTCCATTTGGCTGAAGATTTTGCGGATGTCGTATTTCTTCTTCATTCGGCATCATCTTCTGGATCTTCGTCCGGATCGCCATCCCTTTTGCCAACTGATGGCTCATCAACATCAAGCAGCCCCTGTTCCTCTTTGAGCCTCTGAACCTCTTCTGCCTTTTCTTCCTTAGTCCATGTGTCTCCGTATAGTTCCTCCACGGATCGCTCCAAACTCATGATCTGATAGGTGCGAGCCTTGCCTACGATTTCCACAACACTACCGAAGTCAGGAGAGGCGTACTCTCCGAAGGTCACGCTGGCCTCATACTCGCCTGCTGTACGGTTCTTCATTGTGTCGTAGACCATCATTACCGTCTGCACTAATTGTGGAATGACCTCATTCAACCGATCCACAATTTTGCCACGAGTGTACAGAGTGGCCTTCTCCTTCTCTCGCTGCGCCTCAGCGTTGTCCGTCTTCTTCAGATCGATACCTAGAGTAGATGGACTAATAATTCCTTGCAAGCACATGTCCAAAGCGCTGCTGTAACTAGCCACAAACGCCTCATACATGATTTGCGGCTGTACTAGGTTGATCTGACCCTTGGCGTCCTCTGCAAAAGTGCTGCTTATCCGGATAAACTGATTATCAAAAGGGTTAGCCCGCATCACTTCACCAGTCTCCGGATTCTTAGGGAGTAGATCCTCCGGAATATACTTCTGCACTCTACCTGAGCGGATCGCATCCATCCATTGGCTGACCACTTCATCCAAAGCGTCAAAATTGTCAGCTTTTGACTCATAAATGGATTTCCCACGCCCTGGCCACTTTGTGGATTTGAACACCATAAGCGGCACAGCCATGATAAAGTCACCGTCATACGCTATATCCTTCAAATCAGCAATTTCAGGCACCAGTGAGAGCGGCACCTGCTTGCCATAGGCATCTATTAGCTGATACCGGATGTATTTGCGGCCAAACGTCTCAATCAGCCGATAATCCCGCTTGTCCACGGTATAATCAGAGTAGAATAAGACCTCCTGCAAACGTCCACGAGTCCGCTTGTATTCTACCTGATCTCCGGAATAGAACTCTATCAGCGGATACTTGCTGACAGCGGGGTCCAGCGTAACCTTAAATGCCCCATCACCAGCAGCCAGTGTCTCTGTGATGGCTCCGGCCAGAAGATCCGGGAAGTCATTGTCTTCGCTGATTTCATTCCATATGGCTGTCTCGGCTTGCTGTTCAAGCGTAATAGCATCCATATCAGCCACCACAATATCAGACAACCTATCCACCACCATAGCCGGTAATCCGCTGTGCATCTTACGAATACCTAAGCCAGCAGTGGGCACCGCCGCCCAGAAACGTGAACGGCTCACGCTATCTGTCACCGATTGCTTATAAAATTGATCCAGCTCGGATGGATCTCCACGATACCAAAGTCGATTCCTCAGCACATTGGTACGGTAGCTAAATGGCTCCGTGATCGTGATGACCTGGCTTTCCGGTGCCGGGTTGATCCTCAGTATTTTCATAACCATTGATTTAAACCACCCCACTCTCTTAACCCCCTAACAGGAACATCGTTTCGGCCACGCCAGTCGTGGCATCCGGCGCATCATCATGGGTGTTTTTACCTTCCCTCTGATAGCTCGTCATGGCCTTGTAATACTCTGGCCAGCGGTCTCGCCAGTTCACCGGGAAGTAGATATGCTGCATGACCCAGGTTGCGTTGCTGACGATCCTGGCCGTCTTGTTCTTCGATTGGTGGAACCAACTCACATCTGTTCGGTTGCTCTTCAGCTCTGTCTCCAGAATCCGCCTGATATTGCGGGCGAAGGCTTTACCGCCGTTGTTAGACTCGATTCGTGCCTTATTTGCCTTGAACGCAAAAAGAGCCTGCGCTGTAGCCGGCTCGGTAATTTCCATCGGTTGTTTGGTATATATGACATCCAGAACATACGCCTCTTTCTGGTATGCCCCCCAAATGACATTACATAGGTAATCTGCGCCATCATCTGCAGAGTCACAGTAAGCGTAAATACCCGTGAATAGCGATTCTCCATGGACATCCTCAGGCAGCTGCGTGTATGTCTTGAAGCTGCTGTACAGCTTACCTTTGATGTCTATCGGGATCTGCTGATAGTTGGCACTGGCAATATCCTCGCCCATGGCCCGGACCTTCATGTCGTAGCTCTCACGGGATAAAACATCAGGACACAGCATCGTGCCATCATCTTGGAGCGCCTTCATAGTTAGATGTCGTACGCGCTTCTTTTCGCTTCGGAAATGCTCCAGCGCACGCCCTGCCAAGTCTCCCGATGCCCAACGGGTCATGATAATGATGATCTTGCCGCCTTCCTCCAAGCGGCTCAGCATCGTGTTCGTGAACCACTCCCAATGCTTCTCCAGCACATTCTCGTTACTGGCCTCTTCTGCATTCTTGATCAAGTCATCGATAATTAACAGCGTAGCCCCAAAGCCGGTAGCCGTGCCTGTAGGAGACGTAGCCAGGTAACTGTTATAGCCGCCTTCTAGACTCCATAAGTTCATGGCACCATCCCCACGCTGAATACGCACCTGGGGGAAGATATCGCTGTACACGATAACCTTCTCGTCCGCTTTCACTGTGTTAATCCCATTACGGACAGCCTTCGAGAACGTGGTAGAGAGGGTCTCGTTGTAACTGCCTGTCATGACCTTCTCTTTCGGATTCTGTCCAAATACCCATTGAGCCAGCATAGAAGCAGTACGACTCTTGCCATGTCGTGGGGGCTCGTTAACAATCAGGATATCATCGTCTGATTGATAAAAGTCCTGCATTTCACCACACAAGTCCATGAGATACTGCCGATCAGAGCGATAGAAGTCCGGTGCCATGGCCTCACAGAAGCTGAAGAACTCACGCCGTGCCAGTTCAATACGTGCACCTCGACGGATAACCCCCAGATCAACCATCACGAATCAGCTTTCTCAGCTCGTCAGTTGTCAGATCCTTGTATGGGTTATTAACATTTACACTGCCGCTATGCTGCACGTCCTGCTTGTCACGCCACTGCTCAGGCTTCCGGTTTTTCAACCAGAAGATCTGTGCTGTGGTATCGCCCTGAACCTCTTTGGTGACTCGCTTAGTCTCGACCATCACTTGTTTAAGCTCGCCTGTCTCTTCATCCTCGACAGTGCCCGGCTCCCTTGTCACTTCGTCATAGCGATAGCCCAGCGCCCGTTTCAGCAGTGCATTTTCGACATGACGGTCAATAACTTCCTTGCCCTTTTTTAAGGTGTCAGAAATGTCAGGATACCGCTTTTTCCATTCATACAACGTTGGACGCTTAATCCCCATATTATCTGCTATTTGCTCATCAGTAAGCCCGTCGCGTGCCCAGCCTTCAAGGAGAGCCAGCCCCTCAGGCGTAAGCCATTCATGATATTTACCTTTTGCCATCAGGGTGACCTCCTTTCATGTTTAATTTCTTGCTACAGCTGCATTAGCCCAGAATACAGATTGCTCTAGGTTCGTCATTGCCAGGGACTGCTCACGGCTCTTCGGCGTTACTTCTTCGATCAAATAGGCCAGTTCCTTCGCCTTCTCACGGATCTGTTCGTAAATATCAGGTTGTCCCGGCTTAGGGGCATGGTAGCTGAAATTGTTCTCGATTACTGGATTCATTCGGTTACCTCCTCATAAGTTTTTACAAAGATGTCAGGTTTGCAAGGATAGAACTCACCGTTTACACCTTTGATGATGTAGTCTCCAGGTGATGCCCATATCGTTCCTTCAAGCGTAATTATCCCTACTTTTCCGTTTAACGGCTGCGTCATATTACCTTCAGTAAAGTCATACACATCACCAATTGCTTCAAACTTGATGGCTTCAATCACGACTGGCTTCTTGCGATACTTAGCCAATCAAATCATCCTCTCTAGTCATAAAAAATACCGCTCCGAGATCCGGTAGCGGCTTAGTGTGAAGCTAGGTTATGAATCAATACGAATGACAGGATTTGAACCTGTGACCTCTTGCGTCCAAGCGAGAACGGCCAAACTTCTCCACATTCGTGCAGTCAAGAGAGGTGTTTAGACCTCTCTTACAACTATTTCACAATATCATCTTAACACGGTTTTCAGGGCTTGTGTTCCCTATTAAGTCCTCAAATTGTCCCACTAAAAAACCACTTTTGATTCATTTGGCTAACGCTATATACTCGATCTCTGCTTTTTTGCGAAGTCGATGTAAGGTGGTCTTTGAAACATTCATCTTGTCAACGATCTCTTGATTCGTCATGTTCTCGAAGTAGATCATACGTAAAAGTCTTGGGTATCCTGGTTTATACTTCTCCAGCAAGTCTAGTACATTATCAATCCAGTTAACCTCGCTCACTAGATCCTGCAATTCCGCCACTCGTTCCAGTACCTCTGCCAGATCATCCACATTACAGCCACGCGCATCAATCACCTTTTTGATCTTACGCCGAAGTTCCTGCAGAAGCTTATCGTCTTCAACATCTGCACCCATAGTAGGTATCGCTTCAAGCTGTGCTTTTAAGCCAGCTGGGTATCTGGTCAAGTATGCATGTGCTGTAGTCTCCAGCCGTTGCTCCTTTTCGCTAAGGTACATGTAGCTCGGCAATCCTCTTAATCGCCGATGTAGTTCCTGCAGCTGATCATCTTCATCCAAACGACTGATCGTAAGCCCTGCACCTACGCTATAAGTGGACAGTGCCTGTATACGGGCTCGTTTCTGTGGATACTGCTGCAACTGCTCAATCACCCGCTGTTCTGCTGTACTCATCTCCATGCTACTCATGTAGCTCACTCCTCTGCAATTTTATCTATTCGGGCCTTAACAGCGGCCATTAATGCGTCTTGATCGACGGCTTTACCTTCTAGTGCGGACATCACATCTTCGTCCATTGTGCCTTCTGTCACCAAGTGGTGGATGATTACGCTACGCTGCTGCCCTTGACGATGGAGACGGGCATTAGCTTGCTGGTAAAGCTCCAGACTCCAATTCAGTCCGAACCACACAATGATGTTCCCACCGTCCTGCAAGTTTAGTCCATGGCCTGCAGATGCAGGATGCGCTGCCAACAGTGAAGTCTTACCAGCATTCCAATTCTCAATATCCTTAAGACCATCCGCACCTTTACCAAGCATCTGAGTCTGTGGGAAACGCTTCTGAATCCGTTCCAGGTCATGCTTATATGCGTAAAACACTAAAACCGGATGACCGTTTGCGGCTTCGATCACATCCTCCAAGGCGTCAAGCTTGGCGTCATGGATCTCACGAACACCCTTCACCTCGTCATATACTGCTCCATTCGCCAGCTGCAAAAGCTTATTACTTAGCACGGCGGCAGTATTGGCAACCACATCGGCATCCAGAAAGGGGAGAAGCAGATCACGCTCCAACTGCTTGTATTGATCCCTTGCCTTATCTATCAGCTTGACGGGGACTATACGGTCGATTCGATCCGGCATTTCCAGCCAGTCTTCAGCTTTCATACTCACTGCGATGTCTGAGATTTTGCTATATACATTGTCCTCTGCTTCTGGCTTCGCCTTCCAGTCGTACACGACATGCGGATTTGACTTGTCCCGTTGTCCTGCGGTCAAGTAACGATCTCGGAAGCCGGTAATGGTTTTACCCAACCGATCACCTTGATCAATCAGGTACATCTGCGCCCACAAATCCTCTAAACCGTTCGGGGCTGGCGTACCCGTTAACCCAATCACTCGAGTCATCAGGGGTCTTACTCTCCGTAACGCCCGGAAGCGCTGGGACTTGCTCGACTTGAAACTGGAAAGCTCATCGATCACCACCGTATCAAACGGCCAGTCATTTCCGGTCTGAGCCACCAACCAGGGAACGTTCTCACGATTGATGACATATACATCGGCGTCAGCAGCAAGGGCCTTTTTACGCTGTGTAGCTGTGCCCAGAATCTTGCTGATCCGCAAATGCTTCAGGTGGTCCCACTTCTGTGACTCCCTTGCCCAAGTATCGTCTGCCACTCGTAAGGGTGCGATCACTAGGATCTTGTCAGCATCGAAGTAATCATTCTTCAGCGCCTCCAGCGCCGTTAAGGTGATCACCGTCTTACCAAGTCCCATTTCGAGAAACAAGGCTGAACCTGGAACATTGATAACGTGCTGTATGGCGTACTCTTGATAACCGTGTGGTTTAAATTTCATGGATACCTGCCTCCGAATCAATCACCTTGACCTCGAAGCCGAGATCCTTAAGTTCTCTATGTCGTTTCAGTTGCAAGGGCCGTGGTTGCTCACCTGGTGCTTTCATTTCCACGATCACCAGTCGCCCATCAGGGAGGAAGCAGAGTCGGTCAGGTACACCCGCCGTTCCTGGTGATACCCACTTCCAGCACTTACCTCCACGTTCGCGGATGGCCTTAACCAAGCTGCGCTCTAATTTTGATTCAAGCATGTAGTCACCGCCTCAGATATGCTAAGGACAGGATGGACACCCTTACGCGTATATGTGTTCGAATACGCGTTTAAGTTATATATCCCCCTATATACGGGGTTAATTTAATATATATCTTAAATAGGGTTATTTACTGTCCTTACTGTCCGCAAGTTGATTTCCTCTTACTCTACCAAGGGTTTCAGTTTGGACAGTAAGATATTTTTTACTGTCCTTATGCTGTCCTTACTGTCCTCTTGGAATTTTCTTACTGTCCTTACTGTCCTCATTTTCAGGCTTCCTGTCCTTGTTTACTGTCCTCTCTTTTCAAAGGCAGTTTGCTTACCATAGAGCCTGAAATTAATTCGACCTTTATCCCGTTCTTGCCAGTCAGGAAGCTTCCGCAGGATATCGTAGATAGCACGTGCTTCCCAAGCCGTAAACTTGGCAGGATCAAGCCCTAAAGCTTCCGCCCATACCTCTGCGGCACACACACGAGTACGTGCAATTTCGCCGTTAGGATCGTCTAAATACTCCCGACGCTGCCAAGTTGTTCGGCTCTCCCAGTCTTCTGGCAGTGATGTTTCTAAGTATTTCATAATAAGGCCTTCCCGGGGATCCTCCTCCAGGTGCAAGCCTTGTATCCGCTCTGCTTCGTCGGCTGCGGACTTATCCAGTTCCAACCTCTCGCCGCCCCTGTATAGGTGCAAAACCTCTGCCCATATGAGCCCTACCAGTTCCTCAGTTAAATGGTCCCAGTGACTCTCTTCCTTCAATGAAGGGTTACAGTTAATCGGCCAAAAGCGGCGGTTACCCGTTGGATCTTGTAAGAAATTATGATTATTTGTTGTTCCGAAAAACACACATTTACGTGGAAACTCACTCACTTGGCGGTCATATGCCACACGGTAACGGTCATCTGTCTTCGATAGAAACGCCTTGATCTCTTCTACCTCAGCCTTTTTCATGGCTGACAACTCACCTATCTCGAAGATCCAAGCCCCCTGAAGGTGTTCTCCGGCTTCCTTATTTTCGAAAGTGCGTAGGGAGTCGGAGAACCATTTACGGCCAATCTTAGCAAGTAGACTACTCTTACCAGCACCTTGCGGACCGACAAGCACCATCATGTTATCGAACTTACAACCTGGCTCATACAGCCGCTTAACAGCCGCCAGAAGCATCTTACGAGTAACGGAATGGGTATAATGATTGTCCGGAGCCCCTAAGTAGGTCACGAATAAACGGTCAACCCGTTTGACCCCATCCCAGCGCTGGGCTTCTAGGTACTCTTTGATAGGATGGAACGTATTGGTATGCACCACTTCCGTGAACGCATTCTGAATAGTAGCTGCTGATTTGAAATCATAGACTTTCCCGAAATAATGCTGTAAACGCTTGTCGTCAGCACCCAGCCAAGGCTCATACTCTCGTTGGGGCCGTTCTCGATCACGCCAGGGTAGCGCTTTACGCACAACCTCACTGTTACCAAACGCGTCATACGCAAGTACACCATCAAAGGCCCCATTCCGCAATATAAGCTCAGCATTCTTAGCAGTGGAGAGCGGCTTCCCTGTCTTCGAATGGACATCAAGCTGATCCATCCAATCTAAATCAGTCTCTTCATCCTCCAGCTCTCCAAAGTCTTGGAGTAGTCGTTCTTTTTTAACAATTGGGTCATTGGCTGCGAAGTCGAGCATAGCCTGGTGACTCGGCCTTTTTATTCCTGGTGTATTGGGTTTAATATCATCATCTAAGTCACCAAATTTATGAATACGAACTAGATCGAATATATTATGACAATGGCCGTCATTAGCTGGATCACTTTGGTGCTCACTGTATGCCCACCAATCATCATAGATCCGCATGCCGCCAACAGATGAACCACTGGTAAAGGTATAACGGTCTTCATGAAGCGTAGGCTCATACACATCTGCTAGAAACTTCTCCAACCCTTCCGTTATGCTGTACACTTGGCAGAACGAACCGATTACGCCTGGCTTCTCTGTAGGGTCACCTAGCTTATTGCGAAGCGCCTCTAGGTGCTTAATGTCATCTGGATGCCGAGGCCACTCCATCGGGTCTCGCCAATCCGCGTAACCGCTTAATACTTCGTCTACCTTCAGTGGCGAACCATCCGCATAGTAAAACTCAGGCTCTGCGTCCCGACTGCAGCTAGGTAGATACATGAGCCGGTGCACATCGAATGTCGTCCGGTCGAAATAATCTAGTCCGATCTCAGCAGCCATACGTCGGCTAACCGCTGCATGTTCGTCTGGTGACATTGCATGGTCTACAGGAGCGACAACACGATATTTCCGACTATCCGGTCGACTGCTATGAGTGGAATAGACAGCATAAGCGGAAGAACCGAAAGCCAATTCCACATTGAATAGGAAATCTTCATCGGAGCTATCCGCGTCCAGTGTCAGCAGCCAACGCGATTCTACATTCTCTTTCTTCCGGCGTCCGCCTTTAACCAAACCACCGACAAAAGCCTTGCCGTCTTTGATCTTTCCTTTCTCCGCATTACTCATCCGGTCATACTCGGCCATACTCTCCCCGGTTCTCCGCACCTTTTGTAGCCTCTCAACGAAGTCATCCCAAGTCAGATATTCAGGTTTCCAGTTGGTATCGCTGCGGTTCTTGCCGAATGAAATATCTAACTCCTGCATGGTGCCACCTCAATCTGTGTTCAGTTCAATACTAGGTAAATCTGCAAGCAACTCCATCTTATAGCTAGGGAACTGCTGAAGCTCGATTGTTCCAGCGTCCTTACTCCAAATTCCTGTATGATGATAGATCCTTAAAACTGGAGCCAATCCATCCCATTCAATCTTCATATTCACATGTCGGTTCTTTAGCGTCCGGTACAACTTCCGTAGCAGGTCATAATCCAGCACGATCGTATTCCCATCAAGCGACAAAATAATAGGAGAACCTTTTATACTTTTGTAACCTAAGGACTTATCTGCTTTTAGTAACAACTTATTAGCCAGTTTTCGACTAGCTTGGCTTTTTGACTTTTCTTCTATGGTAAGTGGCCTCATGACCTCAGCCTCTTTTCTGAAATATTAGTCCGTGGATATCACCATACTTCTGATGTAGTGATTCGGCTCCCCTACGTCCTCTTTCTTGAAGAGAGACAGGCGGTTCAGAAGCAGCTCTTTCCCAACTCCATCCGTTATGCACACGAACATGAAAAGTGTTACGGGATATCCCGTTACTAGCTGCTTGCTTGATCAACTCTTCAGGGTATTTACGTTTTACAGGACTGCTTTCTTTCATCTGCTCGATCAGTTGCTCTTTGGTGCGTACTGGTTGAGTGGCCGCACGTTCTGGCGTCCATCCGGTATTTACACGGTTGATGAAAATAGGATAAGGAATATCGTTAGCTGCCGCGACCTTTACCCATTGGCTCCGGTCTCTTAATGCTCTCGGCGGAGTTGTCACTGCCCGTTCACGATCCCAAGCAGCGTCTCTGATACGCCATTCTAACGTTCCGCGCTTGATCCCATTTTCCGCAGCTTTTTCATACTCTTCTGGGGTAATGTAGAACTCAAATGACATTTGCCGTTTCACTCCTTCACCGTGTCTTCGGACTACACCTCTACTATTTCTGCTTTTTCAGCCCACTTGATGAAAGATAAGACGTTTAATGCAGTAGCCTTTGTTTTAGAACGCTTCGTTCTATAGACAATCATTCCGGGCATTAAACCGCATAATATTCGTTCAGTTTTACCTTTTCTAAGAATCGTTCCTACAGGCAATCCCATTAATTTCTCAAGAACTTCTCTTTGCTTAGCATTCATTTCATTTCTCCTTTCTGTTATGCCACATGCTTCTACTGCCTATTACTCCCGCCCCTGGGATTACAGCCCCCAGCCCTCCGTTCCACTTTCATTTAGCTAGTTGGGACCGTTTCTCTCCTGTCTTGATGTAGTGGGCCAAACCAGGAGTAAAAACTATCTTGTCATGTAGACTCCAGTAGTTGGGAGCCTTGTAAGGTTTCAAATACTCCCCCGGTCTCATAACTGGGATGGTTGCCGCCTCTTCCTGGGTCCACCCTAGATTTCGTACCCTCTTAGCGAACGTCGGGTACGGTATCCCGTTCCTCTTGGCAATCTTCTTCATTTCCTCGTCATACGCTATACCTGGCTTTTGCATTGGGACCGAAGACGCCTTTTCCTTGTGCCATCCTGTACGAATGCGAAACTTGTACGCTTGTTCTGTTATCCCGTGAGCCTGTGCTCTTTTAACATAGTTGAATTTTTGCAATCACTTCGCCCCCTTGTCTGGCAGGTTATATGAATTTTCCACATGTTGTTATTTCTAATCTTTTCTATAGAAGGAAGTCTCGAATCCATCTGCTCGAAGCGGTAAACCCGGCGCCCATTGGATCGGCTTACCCATAATTTCTGTAATCTCTTCAAGCGAATCATGATCCTGGGATTCATCAATAATGACTTCATCGTGAACATGCATACGTAAGAGATAGTTTCTTTCGTCAAGTCGCAACATGCTTTCAGCCAAACAATCTCGGGCAATCGCCTGAACAATGTTCTCCACCAGCTTTGGACCATAAGTGTCCACGCGGCCCCAAGTCTTCTTCGTCTGATCCACACCCTCATAGGTCAGAGCAGGCTTGCCGAACTTGCCTTCTTTAATCTGAGGGTTTACATAGGTCAAGCGCCGTCCGGATGGAAGTTGAAGGAAGAGGTAACCCGATTCATATAGGAATGAGATGCCGAATTGCAGTTTTACTCGTTTCCGATCCTGCACCGCAGTCATAGCAGCGGCGTCAACATCCCACCACAGTTTAGTGATCTTTGGATTTGCTGAACGCCAGGACTTCACTAGCGGCGGAAGCTCATCTTCTGACAACCCCATTTTTAGTGCGCCCATTGCTTCCAAAGCACCAACACTACCGCCATAACCCAACGCTAACTCCGCGATCTTCCCTTTTTGCCGTAGCTCCTTAGTCACTTCATCAATAGACAGGTGGAACATCTGCGCGGCAGAAGCTTCATAAATCTTGCCGTGGGAGTTGAATACGTCTATCCGCCACTTCTCACCCGCCAGCCAAGCGATAACCCGAGCCTCAATGGCTGAGAAGTCAGAAACAATGAATCGGTTTCCCTCAAGCGGAATGAAGGCTGTACGAATAAGCTGAGATAACACCCCTGGCACACTATCAAAAAGCAATTCCAGTAGTTCATACTCACCAGCTAAAAGCAGATCGCGTGCAAGTTCCAGATCTTTCAGCTTGTTTTGTGGGAGGTTCTGCACTTGGACCAATCTACCAGCCCAACGCCCCGTCCGGTTCGCCCCGTAGAACTGGAGCAACCCCCGCACTCGACTGTCGGAACATAACCCCCTTGACATAGCCTCATATTTTTTAACAGAAGTCTTCGACATCTCTTGTCGAAGTTCCAGCATGCGCCGAGTGTCTTCGCCTTTTACTTGCTCCAGCAGTACCGGCACCGTATCTTTGGTTAATCCCTCTACAGTGATGCCTTCCTGCTCTTCCAACCAGGTCTTGAGCTGCGTCACACTATTAGGATTCTCTAATCCGGTTAAAGCCTTGGCTTCTTCCGTGCGCCGGCGCTGAAAGTCTGCATCACACTCAATTGCCCGTTCCACCAGCAGCGGATCAATCCGAATTCCGTTATCGTTAATCTTCTGATCCAAGGCCCACAGCTTGTGCTCAAACTCGGAGGGTTCATATTTCAGAAGCTTTTTCCGTACATCCCGTTCGGTCTCTACGTCCTGGCCGCAATAGGATTTATAATCCGCCCACTTCTCCGGCGCATGGTGTGGATAGTTCCGCGAACGCTGCCCGTTGACTTTGGTAGGCTTGCAGGGAACGCTGAAATACTTAATCAGCGCCTTACCTGCAGCATCCTTCTGCTGTTCCAGCTTGAGAGCCTTAGCTACTTGATCCAAGGTACCCGGCAAGCCCATGGTCAGCGCCAGAACCGAAGTACAGCGCCATTGTTCGGCGGGCATCGGCTGACCGAAGTGCTTGGCAAGCGCCGTCCGTTCAAAGTTAGCGTTATAAGCCGTCTTGATGATGTCCGGATTCCATAGAGCATCCAGTACTCTCTCTGGGATATCTTCGAAATCTACCAGGTCAATCACTTCCACTGGATCATTATCAAAGGCGTAGCCGAACAGCAGCACTTCAAAATCTGGGGCTTCTACATAGGGGTAAACGCCTGATTTCGTGATGTCCACACTGGAGAAGGTTTCTATATCAATTTGGAGAACTGTCATGCTTCGTCTCCTTCCTTGCCTAAGAGTTTATCCCAGCATTTCTCACATAACGGAGGCTCAATAGGTAAGCCCATACATCCGCACTCGCGTCCGTTACAGCAATATTCGGGCTCATACTCTATAAGTGCTCCACAATCCATGCACTCCCACTGATTGTCCATACCCTGCTGCTCCTCTCCTTATTTTGGGTTAAGAAAAGGGGACCCTTGCGGCATCCCCTTCAAATCTGATTAGTTCATCCAGTCGTCACTGTCTACACCCAGATCATCGTCAAAGTCATCTTCAGCTGAGCTGCGTCCGCCCAGGTAATCTCCATCCGAAATCTTCTGTACATTGTTGAGACCTGCGGCAACACCCTTGTTACCCTTCGTATCGAAAGCGTAGAAGTTGAGGCTGACACGGCCAAAACATCCGCTATAGACTTCTGTGGAGTCCATTACCTCCTGTTTATCCCGATCAATGACACCAGGTTTCTGCTTCGATGTTGCATTAATGAAGTAGTGACCCTTGTATTCTGGGTAATCATCTGTGTCCTTCTCGGTGTCACCGTCCCGCAGAGGCTTCTTCAGGTTAGGAGGGATCTTCCCACCCCACTTGCTTTTACCAGCTTCAATGGCCGCGTTAATGGCTGACTGGATCTTCTTCAGCGTCTCTTTATCCGATTTAGGAATGAGAATGCACAAGCTGTACTTTGGATCTTGCCCAGGCTCCATGGCCTGTGGTTTGAAAATGTGGCAATAGCTGAAACGTACCTTTCCTGTAACTACCTTTGTATCCTTGTTTGTTGTCGCCATGTTTATATATCTCCCTTATTATGAATTTTTCATATGTTGAAATTTAGTCATTAAAGTCCGCAGCAGCTGATGCCGCAGATGAAAGCTCCGGCCGTGGGTCCTTTTCTGTCGCCAGCGTTGGTTTGCCCACAGGTTTAATAATTAGATCAGAAAGCAGTTCCTCGAATTTCTTCTTACCTACCGCTTTCTCCATCGCAGTGATGCCCAGAAGCTCCCGAGGTGTCAGGATCTTATCTTCGACAAATCCACCTTCTATCAGTGCAGCTTGAACGGCATCTCGGTCAGAGTAAATTCGATTACTGCGACCCTCTACCAGCTTCCATCCGGGATAACGCACACCGTGTTTCTCTGCTTGATCCAGTGCATGCTTCTTAATATCTTCAGCCCACTTTTGCAACTGATCGATGCGGCCAAGAACGTCACCTACTTCATCCGTTGAAAGTAATGATCCTTCACGGAAATCATACTTCGCCAGCTCTAGGTTCTCTTCAGCACGCTTTCTGCAAGTGGAACGAGCTCGACAGAACCTGCAGTGATCTCCAGCAGCAAATTCCCCTTCACCAGCTGCGGCCATATCCGCCCGAGGCTTCACATAATCATCACCCCAAGCCACCAGGTCAGCAGCTGGCAGATCCTCAGTAGAGACACTATCCAGTCTTGGCTGCACGATCGTCATGCGCACAGTCTGGATATCGTAGAGATAACCATAGCCGTCTAGTGCACCCAATCCATAGAGTCGCATTTGGCTGTTATCCTCCGCTGAGACAGGCACACCCTTGCCGTACTTAAGGTCAATCACTTCCATAGTGTCATCCGCAATAATGAGAACGTCACCTGTCCCGAATCCATCAGGTACCCAAGCGCTGAAATCCAAACGCTGCTCCAGCAGTACGGCTGCATCCTTCGAACGTTTACGTGCTTCGCTTACACGTTCAAGTACGATAGCGACATAACCCTGCACGTAATCTTCCATTTCGGGGGAATAGTATTTTCCCTTCTTGGCTTTCTCCCAAAGCTTTTTGTGTTCCCCAGACTTGATTTGAGATAGACGAAATTTCAGCCAGATTTCAGAAAGCTCATGAGCTGCGGTACCTTCTTCAGCAAAATCAGAAGTAGTTTCTTCAAAGTGAGATTCAAGCTCTGCACTCGGGGTGCAGGAGAGCCAGCGCTTGGAGCCACTGGCAGACAATTTAGCATGCGCCCGACTTGCGTGACTGGCTGTCATTCCACAAGCGCCTCCAGCGCAGCAAGGAACTCAGCTCTCTTCTCAGCAGGCACACTGCTGATGGTCTTAACCTTGAACTCCCCGAGCAGGGCCTTGATCTCATCCTTCTTACCCACTTGACCTACCTCAGCAGCTTTGGCGCGGATATCCTCCACAGTAACTTCAAAGTCTTCCCCAACCCTTGTCTCAGTCACAGGCTCAGCAGTGTTCTCTTCCTTCTGTTTGGTTTCAGTAGGTGTAGGAGCTACTTGAGATTTATTCTTAACAGGCTTGTCAGCAACTGGGGCCGCAGCTCCAACCAAAGCAAATGCCAGCCCACCAATCTCCTGCAAGGCTTCCTTCGCGTTTTCACCAGTTATAGTTATTTGTACGGGCATATATGAGTCCTCCTATTAGATGTATTGGTTATTCAACTTCAACAAACTGACCGTCTTGTAGCGTGTACCAGGTATCCGCTTTGATGATCTCACCGTCAATCTGAGCTGTTTTAACGCAAAGCGGTGTCAGTTTATCATCAATCCAAACCCATTCTGCCAATGTGATCCAGCAGCCCACCAAACCACGTATTTGATTCATACCGGATCCGATAGCCGCACCTACAGAATCAGATCCTTTCAGATCAAGCCGGGCAGAGTCTCCACTGCTCGCAAGCTGGGCAGAGTCTCCACTGCTCGCAAGCCGGGCAGAGTCTCCACTGCTCGCAAGCCGGGCAGAGTCTCCACTGCTCGCAAGCCGGGCATTGAATCCACTGCTCGCAAGCCGGGCAGAGTCTCCACTGCTCGCAAGCTGGGCATTGAATCCAGAATCAGATTCTGTAGGACTGGAGGAACATTTTTCCCAAAAGAAGTCGACTGAGGCTTTGATGAATCCAGGCAATCCAAGTTTTGCTCCGATGCGAAGCTTATTCGTTACAGATTTATTGCCGTCAGTCTTTAAATCGCCTACAGCTTCAACTTCTGCAAATTCCGTCACTTCACCATCACGGTTAATCAACGGGTAGTATTCCAGCACATCTAGCGGATTCTCACAAAAGTGAAAACCTCGATCACAAGGCTCGATCCGGCCTTCCATTTCAAATGTTTTACCCTCTTCATACTGAAACCCACGACATACAAGACCTTTATCGAATGCTTTAAATCCTTTAGACATATGAATGAGTCCTCCTATTTTTTATTTCATGCGGTTCTCGATGGCTTCAATCTTCTCGCACAGATCCATCTGCCAGTTCATATCCCCGACCTCATGGGCGAAGAAGGATAGAGCCTTGTATTTATCTAGTTGGTAGACAATCTGTGCGTTAACTTTAAGGCATTGGAATAGTTCGATTTGCTCTGCTTCAGAGAGCGGTTGAATATCAGACTTGAATGTAAGTGCAGCTAAGCGACGATGAATAGGATGGATTCCAATCATTCTTATCCCTTCCTTCATCTTGAAAGATAATTCGTTCAGTGTTACACTGGCTTCATAATGTAATATTTGAATCGATGACCTGACGGCTCCTACCCCGTTGGGTCATTTTTGTGTTCACTTAAAGCATCACCCCTTTCAAGGTTATCGTCTGCTTTGATCACAACAGCACCAAGGCCCTCGCACAAACAGCTGTTACTGCAGTAGAGATCCTTTCCGTGCTTTACAACTCTTTGACCTAGTAGAATTTCGGCTTCACATTTCGGGTTAGCGCAATAATCAACAACTTCAAGTGGACCAGTTACTTTACTCATTGTTCTGCCTCCATTTCCGCAATCTCTCGATCCAGCCACCAGACCACAGCCTCTGGCTCATCTACTAGCAAACGTCCATTCTGGATCTGCCATCTGATCAGCATCAGACGCAGCTTGTGAGCCAGAAAGTTAAATGCAGGATCAGCAGACTTTGAAGTGACTAACATGACCAGCCTCCTCGCTTTGAATCTGAGTCAGCGTCTCCTGCACGGTATGTTTCGCCCGACCTAAGCCAGTGATGTGTTTCAGATTACGCTGCTGAAGCATACCTTCAATTGCACGTTCAAGATGTTTCTGCGCTGCTGCCAGCTCGGCTTGAATGTTGATTGGCATTCGTGTTCTCCTTGTTCAATTTGGATTCTATATTCAGTGCGACATATTTCCAGATCGGAGCTTCGATATCAGATTCCAAGCCAACATCCTTTTGACATTCGCCTGTCCGCGCCAGTTCTAATGCCTCTTGATCTGAATCAAAAAGAGTACGAATAATTGATGTCCTTATGCGAACTAGACGGAGCATCTCTTTTTTAAGTAGCCGGGAATCGTCAGCGTCCAGGCGCGAAATAGAACGAGCTGAAATTTTTTGAATCATTTTTTCAATGGATTTTCGCTTATCAGCAGCTTTCATTTGATTGCTCCTTTCTTAATATCCATTCATGAAGCGCTATCTGACGGAAGTATAAGTTCCCTCGTTGTTTGAAGAATGGAACTTCTTCATCCCTCACCATTCGCCGTAACGTTGAGTCAGATACTTTAAGGAATAGACAAGCCTCATTGAAGTCGAAAATATTGTTATACAACATCCGTTCGATCTCAGGCTGTAATTCAGTCAAAATCTCTTCCTTAAGTTGGTGGCGAATGTCGGTGCGAATTGCTTCGATCAGATCACTTGTGTTTACATTCATCGGAAACCTCTTGTTTTCGCTAAGTTTAATTTTCAGGGTAGCTACTATGATAAAAAATAATCTACGGTCACTCCGAAATAATCAGCCAAAAGCTTTAGTTTATCAGTCTTTGGACTATAGTTTCCTTGTTTCCAATTAGATAACGTAGCAGTTGAAACACCTGTGTCCTTAGAAACTTGATACGCTGATTTTCCAGAAATCTCTAATAAAACACAGAATTTTTTATACACAAAAGTCACCTCCAATCAAAATATGTTGACGAATAGCTAAGATTTCTTATATAATAATAGTGTCACCTAAACTAATAAAGAAATGTGAGCTATTCACCGTTTTTTAACTCAGAAAACTAAGCTATGTCTGTATATTAGCATAGCTTTCTGAGTTAGTCAACCCGAGATAGCTTAGTTTTCTGATTTTATTTTTCAAGAAAACTATGGAGGAAAGCTATGTATGAGATATTTGAAGAACTTTTAAAGAAACATAACGTGACGCCTTATCGCGTTGCCAAAGAAACAGGGATTACTACAGCCACATTCACAAGTTGGAAACAGGGAAAGTACACGCCGAAGCAAGATAAACTCCAGAAGATAGCTGATTATTTTGGAGTTAAGATTGACTATTTAATGGGTACCGAAAAAGAAACTGACACTGATGAGGACAAGCCCTACTATGCTCTCACTGATAAGGATGACAAGGATATTGCCAAAGAACTGGAGCGTTTGTTGGCAGATCTAGAAAGCAGTGAGGCATTAGCTTTTCATGGGGAGCCTATGGATGAGGAAACAAAGAGACTATTTGCGATTTCATTGGAGAATTCTCTACGCTTAGGCAGAGAGATGGCAAAGAAGAAATTCACTCCAAAGAAGTACCGCGATTAATACTGCATGGGGGATACAGAATGATCAAATCAGCTGTAAACCGATTGACCAAGCAATATAAAACAAATGACCCGTTTCAATTGGCGAAGCAGATGGGGATACCCGTAATTCTAGAACCTCTCGGCGACATGTTCGGATATTACAACAAGGTTCTACGTAACAAAATGATACATATTAACGAGATCTTGCCATGTGTTGAACGTCGTTATACATGTGCTCACGAACTTGGACATGCTGTATTGCACCCTGATGTTAATACTCCCTTTCTAAGAAAAAATACACTCTTCTCTGTAGATCGAATTGAGCGAGAGGCTAATAGATTTGCAGTGGAATTACTTATTCCCGATGAAACGCTGTTAAGCGGTTTTTCACTGGGTCAAGCTGCGGCATTATGCGGAGTTCCTGAAGAATTGTCTCATCTAAAAGAAACATCAAAGATCCTTGCATTGTTTAAAGACGATCGCTCTTATATACGCGTCTAACCTTTCGCGCTTTCCAGCCTAAGGCTGTTTACATATACCTAAAAAAGAACATACGTTTGGAGGATTGAAGAAAATGGCTTGGAGTGAGCATCTTGGAGGCAATAAGTACAAACTAGTAGCTCGAGATCCATCAAAGGTCAACCGGCCCAAAAAGTCTATGGTTGTTGAGGTACCAACAGAGATTTCTAAGTCTAAGACGAAAACAGACCGATGGATTACGCTGGAGCTAGCGAAATGGGCAGACACTGTGGAGTCTGGATTGATCCCAATTAAAGGGAAGGATAGTAAGCTCACGTTCCGGGATTTTGTCCCCAAGTGGAAACAAGGTTACGCCGATCAGAATATGGGAGGATACACGGTGAAAAATACAATGGCCATCGTGGACTCTCGACTCATGGAGGAATTCGGGGATACTCGGCTGGACAAGATCACAACGTTGCACCTGGTCACCTACTTTGCTGAGCTGACCAACATTAAAACTGGAGAGTTGCTTGCCACTAATACGAAGCTTAATATTTACAAAGCTGCAAAGTCTATATTTGATGCAGCATCTGATTGGGGTGTAATTAGTTCGAACCCTATGGATGGTGTGAAGCGACCAGGACAGAGCAAAAAAGAGCGCAAACAGATTCGAAGTCGCAAAAAACATTATTCTTGGGCTGAGGTTGAGCAGCTCCTGATATCCCTATACAAGCTCCCGATTGGCTGGCGGCTATACTTTACTGGATGTATGCTTGGAGGCTTCAGGCGCGGCGAGCTGCTAGCTGTTGAATGGTCAAACGTATCACATGATCGCCAAGCAATTTGGATTGATACGCAGATTACATTTGATGAAGAGGGCAATATTATAGAAGGTGAAGTCAAAACTGAATCTAGTGAAGGTTGGGTGGGGATGCCTGCATGGTATATGGAGGAGTTGAAACGATTAGAACGAATTTGGCGTAAGGAAAAATTGCAATGTAAGAAGTGGAAGGGTAAAGATAAGCAGTATGTGTTTCACGGAGGCGATGGCCAGCCCTATTATCCAACCACCCCTACACTAACCTGGCGACGTTTTTTGCAGAAGCATGAATTAACTCACGTCAAATTACATGGTCTTCGTCACACTGCCGGTATGCTGCTACGAGAATCTGGATCTGATCTGAAGACAATCCAGGAGCGGCTGCGGCACGCTAAGCTTGACATGAGCGCTGAATATACCCACGAATCTGATATCATTAATCGGGAGGTCGTAGATAAACTTGAAGTACTTAATCCAAAAAACATCAAAATTGCCCCATGATCTGCCCCATGATAAAAATGTAGTCAACGGCTTGTCGAAAAATGCGCAAAGAAAAAACCCTTGCGCCACAAGGGTTTCAGATCGTTTTAATTATGGAGCGGGTGATGGGAATCGAACCCACGCTATCAGCTTGGAAGGCTGA